TCATGAACCTGGAGATACCGATGAAAGAAAAGCTCGAGCAGGACATTGCTGACGCCAAGCGCGCATTGCAGGACGCAGAGGCAGCTCTACTGCTCTGGACGCAGAAAGCAGAAAACAACGTCTTCGCCACGCTGGAAGACGCGGAGGGCGAGGTAGAAGAGATTCTGCGCGGTCGTGCCCATGAGGATTGCGAAGGCTCCTACAACTGCGGCGCCGATGTGTACGACCAAGAATTCATGGTCGACGGCGTGAAGTACGTCGGCACGTTGAAGTGCGAATACAACCGCCACGACAAGACGTACTACTACCTGGAAGAAGCCGAATTTAGCGTTGAAAAGTTTGGCTGAGATTGAAGAAGCATCGCTCTACCTGGAGCCGACGCAACCGTTTGAATTTATCGAACAGTTGCTAGGGAACAGCCAGGTAGCGCGCTGCTCCGGAATTCATCCGCCAGCCCGTTCCTAGAGCGGGCTTACGAATGAACAAGGAGAGCAAGGATGGACATCGTTGTGTCCCGAAGTGAGCTTCGACGTATGTACCGAAACCGAAAGTTGCGGCGCCCGCAGCACCGGCAAGTGCGTTTCTTGCGTGCGATCGTCAAGCACTTCAACAAGCCTAGCGAAACCAGGCGTCGGATTCTTCGCCTCTTGCAGCACTAACAATCTCTGCGCCCTGACAGGACGCAGACACATGAGTCCTGAAAGAAGCGGCGGCGTGGAAGGACACGCCCTCGACTGCGCATGAAGCTCTAGAGCTAACGACTCGGATGACCCTTAAGGGGAAGCGGCGCAGAGGGGCAGTAGACGCAACTGTAGCCGGTACTCAAGCCCGGCCCGCTTCTTTCAGGATTCATACCGATTAACAAGGAGAACGAGATGGACTACCAGTGGCCGCAATTCGCGATGATCGCCATGTACGGAATCGGCATTGGCCTGGAACTGGCGCGACACGGCCAACCCAGGAAGGACACCCATAACGTGTGGTGGACCTTGATAGGCGTCGGCATTTCTGTGTTCCTGCTGCGCTCTGGCGGGTTCTTTTAATCCCCCATCCCGTTGATAAGCCCGAGGGGCAAAGGAGAAGAAGTGAACGATCAACTACAGGCCGCGTTGGCCGACATCATCGGCAAGACGGGTGAGGCTGTATCGGATGGCGTGGGCTTCCTGAAGGCGGAATTACCCAGTGTCATCCAGCAGTTGCTGTACTGGAAGATGGCCAGCTCCTTCCTCGGTATGGTCATCACGCTTGCGTTCACCTATGCCGCATTCGTGTTCATCCGTCGTGGATTCAGATTGGCAGCGGACTTCTCGCCGAAGAAAAACAGCTACGACGATGACCCCCGGTTTTGGATGAGATTCTGGCTCACTGTCGTATCCGCTGTGCTGGGGATGGTCTCTTTCGTGTGCGTGCTGAACAGCTTCACGTGGCTGAAGATTTGGATAGCCCCGAAGGTGTACCTCATCGAATACGCCGCCAGTCTGGCTAAGTAATCCCCCCTGGTGCTGCATAGCAGCCGTAGCCGCACGAAACGCGGCACTATCAAGAGAACCCGTTGCACCCGCAAGGGACGGCTAGAAGTGCGCGCACCGGGCGAGGCAGTCTTACTCCGCTGTAGCGGGTTCTCTTGATGGCAGCAGTACCGTGCTAGCCGGGCCGGGCCAAACCCGGCTGCCATCAGCAATCGTCCGGAGTAGTTGCCGGAGCTGGAACCGTAACCAGCATCCCCCTCGGTCGCTCAGGCCGGCGAATCCCAATCCCTCCCCCACTACCTACGTCAGCCTTACCCAAGGCTGGGGGTTCGCCGCCCTGAGCGTCTACGACTTACCGCAGCTGCCCTTCCCCACCTTCAAGACCCCAGTCTAGACAGCCGAGTGGCCATGAGGCTTGACGGCTGGGTATCCGTGAGGACCGGGCGAGGGCAGCTGCACCTTTTTCAATAGGAATGGGCATGGATAAGAACGAAGCACTCATCAATGCAATCCGCGCTCTGCCTGACGGTTTTTACGTGCATCCGTTGTCCAGCTTCATCAACGGCAACGTGAGCACGACAAAGCGCGGCACCGTCAAGGTACCCGTAGAAATCGGTATTGAGCAGCTTGGATCGCCTTATTCCGATCTGCGAGCAGTGCTGAACCCGGAGAACAACAAGTTGATCCCGCTGCTTCTGTTTGTCGACCCCGAGATTGCTGCCAAAACGGTGAAGGAACGACCATGAGCACGATAAAGCTGCCACCGCTTCCTGACCTGCCCGAGTTGCAGATCATTAATGAAGGCGACGAAGCGCCCGCTTACGGGTGGGTTCATGACCACTTACGCGCCTGGGCTAAAGCCTACGCCGAGGAAGCTGTACGCAAGGCTCTGGAACATGCGTTCAATGAATTGAATGCGCTGTTCATGGAAACGCTAAAGGCCCGTATCCCTGGCGAAGACCTCGACCACAACGACGAGCAATTCAACATTGGTATGTGCGCTCAAGCATTAGGCATATCCCGCTGCCAACATGTCTTGCGCGGCCTTTCTGTGAAACCGGAGACCCGCGATGAATGACCTAAAGCAGATGCTTCGCAACGCCTGGGACATGCGCTGGTACTACGCAATCCTATTGATCCCACTCGCGTACGTAGTGGGCTGGAGATAGACATGTTGACCGTCACATATGACCGCTTCGGTATCCACGTTGGCGTTGAGCCGAAGGCCCAATACGCCGACTATCCATCGTCTCCGGGACGCTTGCAACAGGTGCAACGCGTGGAGGACGCACCTCCAAGTCAGGAAGAAGTGATTCTGTCTGTGGTCTTGGCAACCACACGCGGTGGCGATGCCTTCGGCTACGCAGGCTTCGAGTATGGCGAAGAAATCATAGACAAACTGGCCTGGAATTCCAGCGGGCAAGAAGACTTGCTGCTGGCCCTTATGGCGCCCAAATCAGACCGTGGCGCGGCATTCATCCAGCGCGCCAAGGACTTGATTGAGGAAACCGCTAAGGCTTCGCGATGACCCTCCCCACCCTATCCCAATTAATCGGCCTGTGCGCCGCCTACCTGATTGGCCTGATCGGCGACGCCGCGATGGCCCTGCACCGGAGAAATGCATGACGACCATCAACGTCCTGGGCGTGGACCCGCGCAGCCAGAGCAAGACCACGCTCAAGCCGCCGGCGCCGCTGCCCCATGTCTCGCGCCGAGCCCTGGCGCGAGTGCGCGACCGCATCGAACCGCCCACGTCGTGCCATTGCTGCGGCGGCCCGGTGAAGCTGACCAACAACCGCGACATCTACAACGGCCAGTCCTTTGGCGACTGGCCCTATGTCTACCGCTGCGCCCAGTGCCAAGCCTACGTCGGGCTGCATCCGGACACCGACCTTCCGCTGGGCATCATGGCCGACCGCCAGACGATCCAGGCCCGCAAGGACGCCAAGACCGTGTTTCAGCGCGTGGTGCTGGTAAAGCACAACCGAGACCGCAAGGCCGGCTATGCGTGGTTGGCCCGTGCGCTGGAAATTCCGCTGTCCGTCTGTCACTTCGGCATGTTCGACAACGCCCGGGCGCTGGCTGCGCGTGATGCCTGCCGCTGCGCCCTGGAGGTCCGCCAATGATCCGCCGCCTGCTGAGCGACCGCGACAACCGCGTCGCCGCCTACGTGGTGGCCGGCCTGCTAACCGCGCTGATCTTCGGCTATGGCGAGCGCCAGCAGACCGACGCCAAGTCCACCCCCTACCCCACCTGCGAAGGCTGCGGCAAGACCGTCGTGGCCGCGCGCGAACAGCCATGAAAGCCGAAGACTTCTATGCCCCCGGCCTTCCCGATCAATTCCTGCGTGCCCACCGCGGCCGCTCTGTAGCACTCGCAGCAATCGACCAATCAGGAGCAATCAATGAGCACCGTAACCATGATCCTCGGGCAGTCGGGCACAGGCAAGTCCACCAGCCTGCGCAACCTCGACCCGTCGCAAACCCTGCTGATCCAGGCCATCAAGAAGCCATTACCGTTCAAGAGCGGTAGCTGGAAGCCGGTCACGAAGGACAACCCGGCCGGCAGCATCTTCGTCTGCGACTCTGCCGCCACGATAGTGGGCGCCATGAAGCGCACCAAGCGCCCGATCATCGTCATCGACGACTTCCAGTACGTCATGGCCAACGAGTTCATGCGCCGCAGCGCCGAGAAGGGCTTCGAGAAGTTCACCGAGATTGGCCGCAACGCCTGGGACATTCTGGTCGAAGCCGCGCGCCTTCCCGACGAAGTGCGTGTCTACGTCCTTTCGCACGTCGAAACCACCGATGACGGGCGCACCAAGATCAAGACGATCGGAAAGATGCTGGACGAGAAGATCACCCTCGAAGGCATGGTTTCGATCGTCCTGAAGACCGTCGTGCAGGACGGCCAGTACCACTTCGCCACTCGCAACAACGGCAGCGACACCGTCAAAACGCCCATGGGCATGTTCGACGCCGACATGGTCGAGAACGACCTGGCCGCCGTCGACACCGCCATCTACCAGTACTACGGCCTCACCGAAGCCGCCTAACAAGGAGCAACCATGTACGCACTCGATCCCGCAGCCGCGAAGGCGGCCGAATCCACCGGTAGCCGTATCGCCGAGAAGGGCAAATTCAAAGGCAAGTTCACCCGCGCCCAGCACATCGTTTCCGAGAACACCGGCACGCTCGGCATTGACTTCGACTTCGTCGCCGATGGCGGCCAGAAGGCGCGCTTCTCCATCTACACCAAGCGAGAGGACGGCACTCCGGTCTACGGCTTCAAACAACTGTCGGCCATCATGGCCTGCCTGGCGCTGCGCAACCTCGACAACCCAAAGGACACGCCCGCGAAGGTCTACGACTTCGACCAACAGCGCGAAGTGGAAGTCGTTGTGCCCCAGTTCACCGAGCTGCTGGGCAAGCCGGTGGGCCTGCTGTTCACCATGGAAGAGTACAAGCCCGGCAAGTGGCGGCCGAACTTGGCCGGCGCCTTCCAGGCCAGCACCGAGCTGGTCGCGTCCGAAATCCTGGACCGCAAGACCCAGCCGCTGCAACTGGCCAAGATGGTCCAGGCCCTGCGCGACAAGCCGCTGCGCGCCGGCGGCGGCTCCCTCGAAGACGGCAACCGCGCCGCGGCCGCCGCCAGCTCCGACCCTTCGGACGACATCCCCTTCTAGGAAGCGCCATGAACATGCCCCTCTACACGCTCGCCCAGGAATATCGCGCTCTCGCCGTGCGCCTGGCCGAAGGCGACTTCGACGAGAAGGCCATCGCCGACACCATGGAAGCCAGCGGCCTGCCGGAGCAGATCGGCGAGAAGGCCCAGGGCTGCGAGATGGTCGCGCGCACCTTCGAGGCCGACATCCCGGCGATCGATGCCGAGATCAAGCGCCTGCAGGACCTGAAGAAGGCACGTCAGGCCCGCGCCGATGCGCTGCGCGACTACCTGCTGCGCAACATGATCGCCGGCGACATCCAGGTGATCGAGTGCCCGCTGTTCCGCATCAGCATCGCCAAGAACCCGCCAGCGGTCGAAGTGTTCGACGAGAAGCAGGTCCCCGCCGACTACTTCACCAGCCCGCCGGCGCCGCCGCCCGTCCTCGACAAGAAGCTGATCGCACAGGCGCTGAAAGACAACCACGACGTCCCGGGCGCGCGCCTGCGCCAGGGCGTTCGTCTGGCGATCCGCTAACCCTTCCCCAGCAACACAACCTACGGAGCAATCTCCCATGTTCAGCATTGAAGAGCAAGAGTGCCGCATGCACTTCATTTCCCGGACCAACAAGCACGGCAACGAGCGCGTGCCGGCCGCCACGCTGCAGCTGGTGTACCGCAGCAGCAACGACGTGCTGTCGGAATTCAACTCCGACCTGAAGGCGTCTCTGTACCATCGGCCCCATAACGACGAGGGCGACATGGCCGACCAGGCGGACACGCGCCTGGATGACCCCGGTTATCTGCCCTGCCTGAAGTACCCGAACATGAAAAGCAAGGTGTCGCTGGCGGACAAGCTCGTCGGCGCCACCGTGATCGTGCACCACGGCATCGGCGGCCAGTCCGACCTGGTGCTGGGCGATTGCACGGTCGACAAGTTCCAGTTCGATCCGCAGGAAGGCGGCACGGTGGTGGTGTCGCTGAACGTGGCCTGCATGCCCTCCAACGGGCAGGCCGGCGAACTCCACGGCAAGCAGGACCAGGACGTGGTCATCACCATCACGCCGCCCGACACCGGCGAAGGCCCAGCCCTGTTCTAACCCCCACGGCCGGCGCGGCGCTGCCCGCCGGCCACCATACACAGAGAACGACGATGACCGACAAGATCACCATCCTCGAGCACGAGGGCACGTCCTACATCCGCAAAGGCTACCACTCCATGGACCCGGATCGCTTGCTGGTGAACGGCCAGGCTGGGCGCGCTCAAAGCTGCCCAGGCAATGCCAACTGGCTCATGGTCCAGGGTGGTGTCGAAACGCTGGCGATAATCCCGGCCCCGGGCATGGAGGTGGTCGGCTGGAGTTTGAAGCCCGAATACCGCGAGGTCACGACGTTCCCGCCCGAGCTGGGCGCGGATGCCTTCCGTTATGAGTACGACGAAGACGAAGAGGACCACTACATCCCCACCGACCCGACTGCGGTCTACAAATCGGTCTTCTACGAGAAGAAGTTGCAGCAGGTGCAGCTCGAACCGCAGCCGCTCGAGTTCATCGTCATTGACCATGACTGCGCGCCGAAGGCCAGGCCGGAAGACGTCAAGGTTGAATTTCCCGCCAGCCTGCGCGAATACCCCGAGACATGGCATAAGCATCCGGTGTTCATCGACGGGAGCGCGCTTTTCGGACGCGCGGCGACCGCCTTGGTAGAAGCCGCGCGCGAGCGAAGCGGCGACTTCTTCGTGACTGACCACCGCAATATCGGAACGGTCACCCTCATGGGCTACATGCACCACGAGCCGAAGCAAAGCGAGTACAAGGTGGGCCGCCGGACCGTGCGCCGCACGCTGACCAAATCCGAGTTCAAGATCATGGAACTCGCTTCTGGCACGTCCAGCTACGCGAAGAGCGCGGACATCGTCGCCCGTGGCCTGTCCGGTAGCAATTGGACCGACCTGGAATCCAAGATCAACGGCTTCATCGACCTGGTGCTGTCGTACATCAAGCCCGGCAGCGTGCGCGTGTGCGAGTGCTGCAAGGGCGACGGCTACATCGTGACGGTGAAGCCATGAACCCCTCCATGAACCGCCAGCAGCGCCGCATGCTCGAAAAGCAGCAGGCCCGCGTGCGCGCCACTCGCAGGCGGGCCGGGCGGTCCGGCCTGCCGATGCTGATCAAGGCCCAGCAGAGCGGCCAGGGCGCGGGGAGCAAATCATGAACTGGCTGCACTTCGCCATTGGCTTCGGTGTCGGCTGCGCTTACTGCTCGGCTGTCACCTTTATCAAGGCTTACCTCGACCGGCGAGACGAATTGCGCCGGCAGGGCGCGGGGAGGTGAGCATGGACGTTGCCGCGCTCTTCGTGGAGACGGGCGGCGCCTACTTCGGCGTGCCTGGCGTAGACCCGTGGGACGAACCGCGGGATGCGCGCCTGTACAC